ATATAGCAACAGAATATTCTCGAAGTCTTTGTCTTCAGGATTAACATCCAGAGAAATAGGCAGTTGATTGGTATTGAGAGGCGAATTGCTTGAGATTGTCATGGTTACACTTCCTTATACTTCTTTGTACTTTCTTATACATTTTAATTTATCAGTCTTCCGCCCTCTCTAAACCAGATATTCATGGCATTCAACTCCATGGGGGTTTGATGCGTAGCCAACTGATTCATCAGGTTGTCGTCATAGGTCAAGCCGATGCGCAAGTACTGTCCAAATTGAGTGCTGTAGAAACGATACCAGGCGTATTCTGAGCCAGGAATATAGGTTTGACCGTTGACCGGAGATGTATTCCATATGCCTCCCGTTGTGTAGGTGCTAAATCCAGTTGAATTTACGTGATCGAGGGTAAAATTGTTTGCATCGACAACAGTGATCGAATATATGGCAGCATTGAGCTGAGTCATGCCCTGCACATTGGCAATGTAAATCAAAGTCCCTGTTGTCAAACTGTGGTCCGGACTTGTTATTTGGCAAGGATTTGCCTGTGTCGCATTTGTAATGAATCCACAGCCCTGAGAGGAATTGATCAATTCTTGGTTCGTGTTGATCAAATTGGCTTGCTCGCCCAGATAGGAATTTACAAAGAGCTGTATAGTCGTCGCTGCTATGGCAGGTGATAGTACATTTGCATCCATTTGGAAGTCGATGAAAGACAATTTAAATTGCTTTCCTGCACTTTGGAATGGATTGAAATCCTTACCCTGAATGTTCATCTTGGGGAAAAGAGTCACAATCCCTCCTCCAATGTACGTTGCCGATGAGATAATATTAACAGCATTATAGTTCTGAGAAGCAAAGTCCCAAATTCCAAGCGTAACGGTATTAGCGTCAACAATGGTCACATTGTAAATGACATTATTCAAACCTGGATCTGTTCCGCTCCATAACATGCCTGTGATATAGATGATCTCTCCATTGGCCAAATTGTGACTAGGAATCGTGATCTGAGTAGGATTATCGGAGAAATTAACCGCTGTGATTGCCATGGTAGGAGCGTAAAGCGTTGTGACGGGTTGAGGAGTCTCAGCCTCTGGATTCTGATAAATATTGATGAATCCTTGTTGCGTCCCTGCCGTGATATAATCTACATACTGCTGGTCATCAACGTTATCCCAGCTGACATTGCTCTCCCAAAATGTTGTCAAACTGTCCCATGTGATCCCAAATTGGAATTGAGAAGTTCCGAAGCAAGTAATTGTGTCTCGAAACTTTGCCCAGGTATTGTTTCGATAATTGAAGACTAGAACCGTGTTTGGATAACTCTGTGTTGTTGACGAATTTGATGTGTCCAGATAGTTCCAGTAGACAAGTTCTTTCTCGAAATCTCGTATTCCATGAACGAAATTCGGAGCACTGCTTTGAATTTCAAAGCTAAATACTTGCTCTGGAATCTGATCATCCAGTCGAGTAACGCCATTAGCAGCTGCCTGAATAATGCCTCGATCGCTGACAGTCATGACTCCTTGATCAAAGACAATAGAACTGTAAGGACTGACAGAACCAAAATCAGAAGAAATTCTTTCCCAGATGAAAGGTAATCCATATTCACCTATATATCTTAATTGCCATGTTGAATATTCAAAGAAAACAATCAATGTATTCCTGAAAAAAGCAGCACTTACAATTGCTTCATTAGTAGGAGCATCTAAAAATCCCCCTCGACCGAATACATCTGATCTCCAACCATTGGTTTGATCTGTAGGGTCTCCTATTTGGCTGAAGCGACATCGAGCAAAGAAATTGGCCGATGCTGTGTAAGTTCCGCTGGTCAATCCTTCCCATGTATTCAGAGCCAGTAATCGCCCGTAGTAGGGAATCAAAATCAATGCCTGCCAGAGTGTAGTCGTTGAGGTTACAAGAGGTTGAAGATCTGTCCAAGTGGAATTATTGTAATAGCGAATGGGATCGTAAGAAGATAGAGCAATGTCGATATTATTATTCGTTGTGAAGAAATATCTTAGCGATGGGTTTGCTCCCTGATAGTTAGCTGCCCAGAAAAAGTCTGTGTTTGTTCCGGTCCATGTTTCACCTGGAACTAGTTCCTGGAATCCATTGATGTATTGATAGGCATATTTTGTATCAAAAAAAACTGTGCTATCGATGCCCAGAGTTTGTATGTCTCTTTTCAAAATCCCCATGACAGGAAGAGCAGGATAATAACTCATAGTGACAGTAGTCGCATGTCCTGAACCAACGGTAGTAATCAGAGTAACAGAGCCTGTCATGTAATTGATGGTTCCTGAATTTCCAGCCGTTGCATTGGTCAGAGTTCCGTTGCCTTGATCAACGAAAGGAGTCGCTAGAGTTGCTATGCTTATGCTGACACTTCCCTCTTTGATTTCAGCATTGGTTTCAGGAGTGATACCGAGTTCTGTGTAAAGATTAAATGTCCATGGAGAAGAGGAACTATTTCCTATAGATTGACTGGTAAACACGCGAGAGAGTCGTCCCATGGGAACCTCTCCATCTCTTTTTTTCGTTCTTTCACGCCAGACATAGGCATTTTCTAGATCGGAGAAAGCTTCATTAGGAAGCAGTGCAGGTTTCTTGTCTTGTGTAAGACCTCCCCCAGGGTATCCGCCAATGAGTACCTGATGAAATCCGGTCATTTAGTTACCTATTGCGATAAAATAAATGGGATTAGAAGTGTTTTGAGAAATGGCTGTAAAACCAGAAAGACTAGCGGCACTGACTTCTGAAACATACCTAGGTGTTCCCCCTGAATTGTATACCGTGCACGTTACTGCGAAAACCGCAGTGGGAAAGGGAATAGCATATGACACAGGATTACCTGAGTTCGTCGCCATATCTGCTCCCCATTGGATAAGAATCCCTCCGGCCCAAACATAGCCCTTGGTATTAGCACTAAAGCCTGTCAGCTGCGATAGAACTCCTCCACCGGTCAAAGAGTAGAGTTGCTGATCTCCGTTGCTGGGAATCGCCTTTGTCGTCACGCCGTTTACAACTAAAGTTCCTGGAACTCCTGAAAAAATCTGGTTATAGCCCGTGACCGTGGAAACGTTCGTTTGAGTGACTTGGTGAATGACCGTATGGTATCCAGCAGGTTGAGATCCTGGCTGACCGTTGTTATTGATATGATCAACAGCCAAGGTCTGAAAAGTACCATCGAGGTTGTTTCTTATCGTCGCTTTTGTCTGTCCCAGTGTTGATCCGTCGGGAGGATATCCTGGCGTGTATGTTGGTATAGGCATTTCATTTCCTCCTTAGCTCACGCATACTGTTGGAATAGGCTGCACGGCCCGTGGATCGCGCAATTTCTTCTTTGCCTTTTCGCTTAATTTAGCTCTTGCAGGTGAGAGAGGTTTGTTTAATTTCTTCTCTTTTCCCTTGATGACGGCCATAAGGATTATCCTGTCGTGTGTCGCCCTACAAACGGTCCACCACCCATGGGAATAGGTTTGTTTGGCAATGATTTAAGTTTCTTTTTCTTCTTAGTATCTGGTACTTTCACTGGCTTACTTTTTCTCATAGAGACCCAAAGCTTGACATTTGTCCGTTATTTCCATAGTTCTCTGTCAGTTGATCCGTGTAGAGAGTTGAAATCCGTTCTTGCCCTATCTGAGCGTACGTTCTTGTTTCAATGATGTCATAACGCTCTTTCAGCATCTTGTCGATGAACATGACTCCATCGGAATCCAGCCTTTCTTCGAATATTTTCTTAGCAGCTCCCACAGCTAAAATTTCCCACCATTCAGAGAGTTCTGGATTTCCTGTCATGTCTGCTGATAATAGAGCCTGGATCGGCTGTCGATAGCATGTCAGCTCGATCGTGTAACCAGCGTCCGGTGTTGGACATAATGTGAATTGGTTCTGATAGAACATAATGGCAAGAGGAATGGAGAACTGTTTAGGATTGTATTGAATCTGTATCGGTGTTCCCTCGGGAATAGCCTCGGCGAAGACAAGTCCGGTGATTTCTCCTGTCTGATAATTGATCGTTGCGTTTCCTGGAAGAGTAGGAGTTGAAGAAGCATACTGGCGATAGTAAGTCCAGCCAAATTCTTGATTTCCTGCATTGCTAGTCTGGAAGATTTGAATCAGATTTCCCTGACCGTCGTCAGTTACATTTTGTGTCTGACCTACTCCATTGGCTCCGATAACATTAGCAGTGATGAGGATGTTTTGAACTCTGCTCTGAGGGAAGAAAAGATTGCGATTGAGTTGCGTCCCTGGGTCATTGTTGACACTGGGAATGAAAGGGAAAGCCGTCGTAAAGCCGCTGTAAGGCCCTGTAGTGCCATCGCCAGAGGCGAAGTTAGTAAAGTCCTGCCAATTGAAATTGGCTGCGTAGAATGACCAGGGATTGTGAAATAGCTTGATTTCTCTCTTAGCGCAGAAACAAGGCTGATTGACCGTTATGTATAGCTCGCTATTGAAAGGATAGACATCTTGACCGACATTGGTCGTGAACGTGTAGACATCTTTGAGTTTTAAAGATCGGAATTTAGCTGGCAGATCATAGGCATAGAAGCTGTGCATTTGCTGCACAATGTAAGAATCCGTGACTTGAAAAGAGTTGCTAGAACCCGTGAGTTTACGTGTCTTGGTGACTGCATTGGCTAAAGTCGGATAAAGAGGATATGTTGGTACAAATGTTGTCATACTATCTCCAACAGCAATTGAGAATCATTTTCCATCTCATTGTCGAATGCATTTATACGAGATCTTGCAATCTCTGCATATTCCTCACTCTTCTCTATACCAATAGCGTCAAAGCCTAAGCGTTTGGCTGCAAGGATGGTCGTGCCTGATCCTGCGAATGGGTCGAGAAGAAGGCCATCTTTCGGGGGCATGACGAGCTTGATGAGGTATTCCATGAGCTTGAGGGGCTTGACGGTGGGGTGGTGGTTTTGTCGCGCAGTTGGAGAAGATTTGGGCGTTTCTCTTCCAGGGTTGTCTTTAAATTCTCCCATTAGCGGCTTACAAATCTCTGGCAATCCCTCCAACCCCTCATTCCTCTCGCTAGAAGATGCTTTGGCGCAGTAGAAGAAGCGGGAGGCGCCGCCTCCGTTGTCACCAGGCCAAACACCTTTCATTGTTGATGTTTTTTCATCATCAAAATAACCGAAACCAGATCCCCCCTTTACTCCCTCGCGTTGTTGTTTTGGCTTACTAAATCCACTCTGTTCATCCAGCATCGCGCCCGCTTCCTCATCGAGAATGACGTTGGCGGGCCAGCGGCCTTTTGAGTACGTCAATTCCCCTTTTGAAACCTCCTTTGGAGCCCTTCCATCTTGCTCTTTCCACTTTTGATGAGACGTATGATCATTAGAGTTTGGGATCAAATCTGTTCCTATTCTGCTGGCCGCAATATTAATCCCAGCTTGTCCCCACTTCTCTGCGTTCTGCTTGAACGTGCCATCGCAGGGTTTCATGGCAACGATACAAGGCTCCCAAGCAGGCTTGAGAGCAGTTCCGTAACCTTCGAGTCCGAACTTATTGTGACTTTTAGGAAATCCTGATCCGTATAACCAGCTGATGCAATCGCGAATTTCAAACCCTGCGTCTTCAATGGCACAAGTGAGGCGGTGAAAGGTTCTAGTTCCTCCCATTGCAACAAGAAAACTACCCGGTTTACAAATTCTGAACGCCTCTTTCCAATAGTGAACGTCTGGTATAGCATAATCCCATCCTTTTCCCATGAATGATAAGCCATACGGTGGATCGGTGACAATGCAAGAAAAGTGGTTGTCGGGAAAGGTTTTCATTACTTCTAGGCAATCACCTTGGATTATTTCATTCATTGCACTGGCCTATTATCAAATGCATCTTCTAGTGTGACCGTCGTTGTTCCTTGAATGATCCCAGAGCCGGCAGGCACTGCGACACAGGGAATCTGCGGATCTTGAACATATATAAACGGATAAAAATTTCTCGTGTCTACTGCTATTGTTACAGTTGTCGGTGTAATTGAAATTATCTGAGCTTTCTGATTATTAAGTTGAATCATCCCGTTAGGAGGAGGAATTCTAAAACTTATCCATTCAGCATCGGTAAAATTATGATCACCGGCAAAAGTAACAATAGCAGGAAACTCCTGAGTAATATTCGTTATGTACTGCAAATTCGGAATGAAATCTGCCCCAAAAGGAGGCCCATAATTTGAGTTATATGGGTTGCTCATAGTACATTCGTTGGGGTGAATCTAACTCTTGAAATAGTTTCATAGCTACGAGGAACTCTCTGACCACTGGCAGGCAATTCCATAGAGTAGCGACGCACTTTTTTCTTCGTGTTGTTCAAATGCTTAATGATTCCCATGGTAAGATCGCAAATCTCTCCGTGGATCATCTTAATCATTTGAATGGGCTCGCCTGGGTATTTTCTATAAGAAAATTCTAGCCATCCACCTTGTGCATCGAGGAATTCAAACATGCCTGTAATGATTTTATCATCCTCCTTACGCATCTTTTTTACTAATTCATCTCTTTCAGCAGGAGGTAATGTATTTTTTTGTTTCTTACTTATTTCTCTAACTTCCATGGTAAAATCCTTTCTTAGTTAAAAAGGAGGGAGTTTTTTATCACTCCCTCCCGTTGGTTACGCATTAGTGATTCCGTTTACGAAATCAGCCTTAAACGCAAACACTTGCATGTTAGCGTTCGCTACCCCTACAGCAGACAAACCAATGTTCATGATGTATTGCGACTTGTTGTCGAATGCATCAGCTAGATTGGTTCCTGGAGGCGATGCAGGAATCGTGGCACTTCCGTTAAGAGGCACAACACCTGAACCGGCAGGCATACATACCGCTGGAGATGCTCCATTGGCAAAAGCTGCCGATGTTGGATATTGGAATGCAGTAAATCCGGTCGTGTCTACATCGATAGTGATCGATGAAACAGTTGAGGAATTAGTTACACTCAATACGCGAGCTCCCCCAGATGGTTTGCTTGAGAAAGGTCCGCTTCCTGACTTGGCTGTCAAATTGCTCAGCTGAGTCATGCCGTAAGGCGTTGGAATTTGGAAATCTACAATTTCCCCTGGTGTGTATGGATTTTGTCTGAAGAAATACACGACTGCTTGAGTTGCTTGCGTAATGTAAGCGACTGGCAGCGTGTTAGGTAAAAACTGACTTGGATAAACCTTTTGGTAGAATCCAGTCGTTGCGTTGGCAACAACCAAACCAGCACTCGCAGCTGAAGCGGCATACCCGAGCGTAATGCTTACTCCTGCTGAAACGGCCGTAACCTGATAAAGATTAGGTCCGCTGATTTGCTGACCACCGACAATGTTAATCAAGCGGACGGTATCGCCAACGTTGATCCCTGTCGTAGTTCCAGTTGCAACAACAAAAGTCGTTCCATTAACAGTCGTAACCGCAACTTTCGTGAAAGTCGGAGGGTTAGTTTGGTCAATGAAAGTGAAACCACCAGATGTCCCTTGAGAGGCATAGGTAGTAACTCCCGCACCTGTAGAACTTGGTTGGCCAAGAGCCAAGTATGAGCCAGCAGCCATGGAACTAAACCATTCGGAATAGATCGGATTGGCAGCTGTACTTTGTGCACCCCAATTAGTCGTATCCTTAACGAAAACCCAATCAGGTTTTGCTGTCATAGGAATATTCTGAGCAACTGGAGTTGCTGGGTTGGTATATGTCCAAGACCCAATAAAAGAAAATGGTAACATAATGAATACTCCTTATATGCCTGTTGATCTTAGGTTTTGAATCCACAGATCGTTCGTACCTTCTGTTACTTTCATGACCTGATTCTCCCATATAAACAATCATCGCAAATATCATTTTGCCAATCGCTTGGATCAAATGATTTGCAACACTTTGCACACTTAAATGGATCTTCAGGCGGGAAAACCTCTTCGGATTTTCCTCTCATTGTTACCAATGAGTTCAGACTATCGCTTCCCTTTCGGGTCTTCTCACTTAGTCGTTCAGGCTGATAAGCACATAAAGAATCTTGCTTGCAATTAGGGCATTTGTCGCTTAATTTTCTAAAATCCCAATCACCAATTCTATGTTCAATAGAACAATGTTCCTTGCATTCATTACAGGTAAATTTAATTATGTACGTCATCTTGCCCCTTATTGTCCTTAAGCTGCCTCAAGGATTTCCAAGTCAATTAGAGAAGATTTAGAGTGCACTACTTTGTCAATGCACTGTCCTTGGTAGAAGGAGCAACCTGCCGTGTGTCTCAACATACACGGATCATTATTGTAACCAGGAGGCAGGTAGATAAAGCGAGCTTTACCTCCTGCTTGCCATACAACCTTGTAAGCTTCTTTTGCTGAAACAAAGCAGTTAGCAATATCATTTCCAAGCAATGAAGCATTTGGAGTGACAGAACCTTGCTCAGAAGCAAAGAATCTCACGTTATTCGCTCCGCCGATCTCCACGCTTAACGTTTGGGAGATATTCGGATATTGAAATTTCTTGATAAAACCAGTCATGTTGTACAGAACTGGAATCATGCGAGTCGTTAACATGCAACCGTATGCATCGCCGATTGGTGATGTGCCGAAACGAAGTTCAGCTTCTAAAATATTTGTTATGTACTCACCACTGTTGTTTTGAAGAACAGTGAAAACGTCATCCACATCCGAGATTGTCATCTCACTCGGAATGTCGCCATTAGTTCCGCCAACGCAATTGATAATGGAAGCAGAGCTTTCCAAATTATCTCTTTGCAGTGCATCCTGGGTCTCACGGAGAGACTGTCCAAGGCGAGCCGCGGCGGAATTTAATACGGGGTCCTCATTGGTGATCGTAACCTGCCTAGTTAGAACGATATACGTTGCGTAGACACGGACACGGCAATCCACGTCAACGCGGTTAAGCTGCTGAGGTGGTGGGTTGTTTTGGCCATCATCGAGAGGCACTTCGAACAGATCTAATCTGTCATAGCGTGACTGACGATCAATGAAACCTTGATTGTCTGGCAATTCCACTGGTGTAGCAAACAACTGGTGAATCAAGTTGTGCTCTGGCGTTGACAGCAATTTTGCGTTGTACCTCTGTTGAATTTGAGGTGGCAACGATGCAATTGATACTGACATAATTTTTGTTCCCTTGACCTATTAGGTCATTTCGGGAACCGAACTGGCGAGGGCCGCATATCCATGCATTTCACGATAGAGATCTTTCTTCATAGCATCAGTGAGTTTGAAGGCTTGGGCAATAGGTCGCTTATCGTATGCCATGGGAGACGTCACCGCCTTCTCTGACTTTTCGATAGCCTTGTCTACTTCCTTTTCTCTTCTCGTCTCTTTTGCCGTCTGAGTAAGCCCCATGGCTTTGATGTATTTGTAGCTTTGCACTCCGATCTTATATGGATCTTTCAAATCCGCGATCGTCGCTGCCAATTCTGGTTCCTTTTCTTCCAAAATTGATAAAGTTTCAGGATTGACGATCTCGGAGAAATCTGAATATTGACGATTCAAGCGATCCATGAATTGATCGGAGTCGCGTTTTTGAAGTGCTTTTTGAACTTCTTGGCGCACGAGTTCTTCGGTGTTTTTCAGCACCTTCTGAGTATTTTTCTCAGCTAGCTTCTTCACCTTACCTAAAGGAATGAACTCTTCATCACCGATCTTATCAAACTCATCTACCTCTTGACGCACAGGTTGCTGATTAGCAAGTTGGGCTTGCATAATCTGCATCTGAGCTTCTCGTAGTTGTTTCAGTTCTCTTTCGAGCTCGGCATTCTTAAGACGCATCGCCTTCAAATGCTGGTTCGTCACCGGCTCTTGAACTTGATTCGTCTCTTTTACTTCACTGACTTGGGTTTCGACCTGAGGTGCTACCTCTGGTATTTCGCTATTTTGGTTCTCAATCTCAGTCATGAATTCCTCTTTGTTCGGTGGTCGGCTAGGCCCACAAGTACGCCGCGACGAAAGGCTGATTCGTCTTTTCTACGCCTTGTATTGACTTTGTTTAATAAAAATAATATAAGTCAAATAAAAGAGATCTATATGTTCTGCGATAATTGTAAAACTGAAAAATTATTAAGTGATTTTATAAATAATCAAAAATTTTGTTTTCAGTGCACGTATCGCATAAAAATAGAAAAATCATGCAAAAAGCGAACCATGAGCAATCCTCGTTGCCGAATATGCGGAAAAGGATTTGGTCAAGAAGAAAATGTTAAAAAACGACAAAGAAGTGTTTTTTGCTCATTGAAGTGCGCACAAGAAGGTCATAAAAAACAGATAAACAATCACTGGACTAGGAAAATTCGAACCGAAAATTCTATAAAATCAAAGGGGAAAAATAAATGGAACACCAATCAAATTTAGATCCTGGTCGCCAGACTGTTGGAGCTATCTATAGAGAGGCACAGATAAATGGAGAAAAAGGCGTTGTTATTGGAGATGTCAATCATGAAATTAAAAAGGATTTAGTCAAAGACATTAACGAAGCCATTGAGCAAGGAGAAAAGGAAATGGAAGGGAAGCCTTTTTATCTGGCCATCTATGAAAAGTACGACCTAATGCTGAAACGAGGATTAGTAAGAATACGCAAAATCACTAAATACCGTCCCTATCCAGAACAGGACATGATGCTATTTCACGTCTATCCCGGAGGAACGGTCTATTTCTGCTGGGAATTGCCTCACAGGTCGCAAATGATGAATATATTGATGAATCCTGACCTCTTCGATCCTGAATATGTTCAAACGATCAAACGATGGGAAAATATACAATTGGAATACTTTGGTTTCAAAAAAGATGAAGAAGGCAATTGGATTGAAAACGAACTGTTCCGAGGGGATTACCTGTTAGGCTCCCCTCAACAAGAGAAGCCCGCTTCTAAACTACTCTTGGCCTAACCAGCCACCCCAGCGTTTGAGATATACCATGACCTCGTATGTCTGGTCCAAGCCAAGTTCTTCGCACCAGGCAGCATCTTTGATGATTGCCTCATGCTCAGCCCTCCCTCGAATATTTATCCACTTTCGATCTGGCAGGTGTTCGGGAACATCTATTCCTCCAAATGGATCTTTCTCTATCATATCCCTCCTGACTAAGTTTAAATGCGTGTAATGGTCTTTAAAATGGCAAGGACACTCTGGGCCGCAAGTGCTTGCCAGGACGTATGTAGATCGGGGAGTCCATGAACTCCCCAGGGTATCCTTATCCTTCATAAAAACTTTCTAACTCTTCATTGATAACTTCTAAGATCCAATGCGTTCTACTTATCCAAGGATTATCTTCGAGCAACATATCTATGCGATTTAACATGCTCGTAGGGATTCTGATTAAAATATTTTTGAATCCCGTCTCTTCAATTGCCTTAACTTCGGCTCCCTTGTCAATAAATTTATCGATTGAAGGGACTGATTTTTTCTTGACTGTCATATGAATCCTATATGTTTTGTATATATCAACTGTATATTAAATCGTAAAGAGTTTGCATTTCCTGACATGCTTTTTTGTCTGGAAAAGACATTTCACACACGGCAAGTCCTTCGGCAGCTGCATTTCTGAATGCCTTCCGATTTCCAATCATGCACTCTAAAGTCTGAATGTCGGTAAATTCTCTTAGGATCTCCAGAGCCTCTTTATTATCTTTCCCCATGGAATCGGCTTGGCTTACTACCGCATAAACTTTAAGCCTAGGATTAACACATTCTGATAGGATTCCTTTGATAGGAACCATGGTCCAGATGTCTATTGAACTGGGTTTAAAGGGGAGGATAAGCTTGTCGGCGATGCATAAGGCTGAACGCTGGGAAGTCGTGTCCCTACCACCGGTATCAACGATAATGTCTTCGTAGTCTTCTTTAAATCTGTTCAAATTTGAATGGATTGCTTTTCCCGACATACAGACGGTCGAAAAGTTTCCGTGCATAAAATTCAGATCGTGGGCATCTCTTTGCTGAGACCAGTCCCAAGCACTTTTCTGCTCATCCGCATCAACTAGCAAAACCTTGTGGCTTTTGGATCGCATGACGGCTAAGTTGGTTGCGATCGTCGTCTTTCCACTGCCCCCCTTGATGCCACCGACTACAATAATCATATATCTCCTATATGGTTGTTATATACGAATCATATAACATACATAGGAAGAAAATATACATCAAATATATTCTAGGAAAATAGAAAAAATGATATATTAAATTTTTCAAAATCCAGGTTTCAAATGATTTTTAAAGAAAAAAAAACTCGATTCGATAGAGTCTCCCATTCCTCAAGAAAAATTTCTTGGGATGAAAAAGAATATGAATCATTTCATAAAAATTACCTTGGAATCGCTATATATTTCGCAACGAACAAATCAATTAGATTCAAAATAAAAGATAGGAATTTGAATGAATCATCTGCCATGGAAGCGATGTTTGAAAGTTTTTGTGAATTAACTAATTATAACAAAACATCAAAAGAAAACGACATTCTTATAAGAAATATAATAAAAAGAAATTGCAATAGATGTGTCATGCACCAGTTGATTTATTTTGGTTATATAAAAAATAAGGGAACTATATTTTTCCCAACAGAATTTGTTAAATGGGAAGAATTTTTTATAGATCGCTCTTCTTGCAACAGCTCAAAAATAAGCAAAAAAGAAATAGAAGATTCACTAGATGAACACGCATTCAGTAGAATCGAAAAATCAGTGATACTTGAATTTTTAGAAGGATTATATCAAAGAGAGATTGCACAAAAAATAGGAGTAAGTCAACCTTTTGTACATAAAATATTGAACAGAATTTTTAAAAAATTAAACATAGATCAAAAGAAGGACTAACATACTATAAAAAAAGGGGGTGAAGACGGCGAAATCTTACCCCAAAGGAGGGAAATAATGCGGTTACTTTTTTGGAGTATGCAACGTCAGCGTCATCTTTTCCTGACGCATCCTGTTGTTTTCCAAATCGCGCATAGTATGCTCCGGCTCTCTTCGTAGTTGCTCAGAATACTGCTCATCCATACGAATCGGACCCTTTTGAACCTCTACCGCATGAGGCTTAGAATGTTCTCGTTTAGACATTTTTTTCTCTCATTAAGAATAGCGGCCTTTATAAGCCTGCTTATTGAGATCTTTCGACATGCCAGCTTGACGCCCGTCTTGTCTTTCGATGTATTCATCGGTTTTGCTGAATCCACGTTCTGCAAAATCTTTCTCTGGCTTTTGGTAGCTTTCAACCGTGGGAGACATATTCCCTTGATCGTAGCCTCTTTTTGACATTTGCTCTTTCATAAAAACACCTTGTTTAAATGCGTTTATTTACAATTTTCATTGTCATGCAACATTTTGTTTAGTAGCAACAACTTCTTTTTCAGGATTAGCCGCAGGGCTTAAAGCATTGAGAATTTCGACCTGCTGCATCAAGTGGTCTAGATCCATGCCTTGGAGTTCTTTTAACGCTTTAACGATGTTCAGAAGGCTCGCAGTATCCTCTTGATGAGCTCTGCGCAACTTGTCTTGAGCAACGGCGGAATCCGTCTGGATTTTAGCGACGCGCTCTTGAGCTAGACCTTCCTGACTATGGGCGTAAGCTACTTTAGTCATGTTATCGATCTGAACCTGCTGCATCTGCAATTCTTCCATTTTCTGCTGCTGTTCCTGCATCGCCTTCTGTTTAGCCATGACTTTTTCAACGATGCGATCTTTGTTTTGTAATGTCATGCACTCGAGGACTTCATCCGGTGGGATCAAGTCTGGATAGAGTTGCTGAGCATGTAAAATCTGAGCTAACTCTAATTGTTGCTGACTTTCTGTAAGAGCCGCTTGAACGACTTTGCAACCGTACTTAAAGAATATCTTACTATCAAACTCAGCTGTAGGCTCTTCACCAATAACTTGTCGTACTTTTCCATATGTCCAGTTTTTCTGTATGTACTCCACTTCGATATCAGAGCAAAGCCTTTGCGACTCGTCAGCCTGATCGAATAGCCTTTGCAGGTTTCTCGCCGTTGCAGCTTGGCGCATCATTGTGATAATGCCAGCCTTGTCATCGATGTCCATGCCCATGGCATTCGGATCGATACCGGCAATGTTGAAGAAGATGCCCTTGAGCATCTCTTCCATCTGGAGCATAACCGGAGAAGGCGGAACAATGGGCATCGCCTGAACGTCATCCATTTGGAAGTCTGGATCAATGGATAAGACCCGACCATGCCCAGAATTCAATGCGTCTTCTGGAGTAACGAGAGCGCCTTTCTTAACTTTTAATCCCTGCTGCTGAGCATCGAGGATTTCCAAATTCGACACTTTCAGGCGATTTAGGAGGTATTGACAGTCTCGAAGCATAGTCATAGGACTGTTAAATTTGTAGGCATAGTACGGCGTGTCTGCTGTGAAGAAGGCCAGCATCGGGACCACGGGGTATCTGTCCATGCCGTAGGGATTGGGTTCATCTACGATTACCCTGTCGTTAAGGATGATGCTTCTGCGGACCGTAGGCACTTGTTTTTTGATCGTAGCCAGTTTGCCCCTGAAGGCCATGAGGATCTCTTTGAGCTGCTCTTTCGTCCCTTGAAACTCTTGGCATTCTTCGGTCTTTTTATCCACGAGGAACGTAGCTTCTCGGCTAGTTAGATACCAATATTCATCGAACGCAATGAGGTTAGGGAATTGGATTTGGTAGACTTCTGGCATGTAATAAAATTTATCATCTCTATAAGTTCCCTTTGGAAGTGATAGGATTTCATCTCCAAACTGGGGGTACATGAGAGCCGCTTCTTGAGCATCGAAAAAGGTGCGGACCCACCAGAATCTAGCGTCGCTCATGTCATGCTTGCGGAAGTAGGGATCGAATAGGCATGACTTCATGTCTACATAGCGCCATTTTGGATCTGGGCTTATGGGATCCTTAGTCGAATCTCCATACATGTACATGAATCCTAATCCCTGAATAACTGCTCCAAGCTGAAATGCGTCACTAAAAGTGGTATGAAATCCCTCTTTATGATTGTGATATAGGCATTTCGTAAACTGATCAGCTGTCTTTTGCAATCCATTACGAACGGGAATGACTGCAGAGCTCTTTCTTGTCTGTCTTTGCTGACCTGAGATCGCTTCTGATATGGGATTCATGATATTGAAGTTCCATATCTTGCGCCTGTAAGTCGCGACACCTGGGAAGATTAGGCCCCAGACCTCTTGATCGTTAATAGTAAAACGTTGATTTAGATCTGCTTGATACCACTGAGTTTGCAAGATGTTAATGCTGTCAGAGTAGTTTTTCTCCATGCCTTGGCGAAGAGAGACATTCAAAGAATCTTCTGGCCAAAAAATCGGATCATTATTTCGCATCTTTCACCATAGATATTTAATAACTTTATCGTGTAAGATAAAATTTATTATAAGCAAGGAACTAAATCATGCATGTACCTCAAATTCCACAAGATGACTTAATCGATGTTATGGAAATGACAAACAAGATAGAGGAATACATTTCATTAGTTTTGAAAGAGAATGACCAATTATTGGCCATATCTGCATTAATAGGAGCAAGTATAAATAGTTTAATAGAAAATTGTAAAACTTATGAAGAACTTATATTATATAGAACTATTTTTTTTCAAATATTAGATAATTGTATAATAAATATTAAGAATCAGAATTGGAAAAAACCGCCTTATTTTTGACTTTTTTGCATGGTTTACGAGATTTTTTCTCATTTGGTTCACAAATCGCCTTGTAAATGGCATCCAATTTAAAATATCCCCTTTCTTGAAGTTCGTCTCCAGCCTTGATGAAGGATAGCATAGAGCGATGAATTTTTTGGGAAATATCAGACACCTTTTTCATCTCTTTAACATCTTCGTCAAGTTGTTTCCTTTCAGCAATTGCACTTCTAGCTATAGAGACACAACCTTTGAACTCGTTAATCATTGAGTTTAACTTATCGACGTTCTTCATGTAGTCTTCGAACTTATCAAGAGTCTTTTCAGCCAAAAGAACAGCTTTTTGCCTATCTGTATCCTTAATCAAGGAATCCAATTTATCATGGATTTTATTGATAGGATTGAAATAATCTTCAGAAAAAAATTCCTCTTCCAAGCATTGTTTAATATCTTCACGTATTTCGCAAACATGTGATTTTTCCTCGATTTTCCCTCGAATACTCTCGAATGAATGGTCAATCTTAACAAGCCTGTGAGAATGCGACGCAATAGTTTCATCAATTCTAACTAAACGATCCGTAAGTCCACTCATCCACTCTTTCATTTCAGCAATATCATTCCAAAACATCTGAACTCCATACACTTATTATTTGTTCATAAGCTCTTCTAGAAGATTCCTCATCTTCAAACTCTACAAAATCCGCTGTATTAGCCTGGAATGTAATTCTTTTTCCACTTCGTGTGATCTTATAGATATGTTCGAGATTAATCGACATTTCTTCTTGTCCATTGAAGCGAAATATGTCTCTTTTCTTTTTCATTTTAATTATTGGTTCTGAGATTTCTTCAGCAGCTAGATTTTCTATCGGTAAATTTTCATTCATTTTGTCTCCTCATAGCATTTATCACATCTCGTTGAAAACCATGTAATTCCTCTTATTTTTCCATGAGAACCACATCTTTCACATGTCTTAGAAGATAGGTATTCAGCCTCATTGATCAATTTTGATATCTCTTCAGTTTCGCAAGACATGTAAAAGCGCAAGGTGCCATATTTTTCTTTTACTTGTACAGTATACATTTCAATAGGTTCATTTTCTTCACCCTCGAAAACTTTGTGATCATGAATATTTTTTTTTATGATATTCTCAATTTTAATCGAAAGATCCTGAAGCAGATCGTACCATCCCACATCACACTCAAATTCGATATCATTTTTGTAGAGATTTGGGCACTGAAATTTTAATACATCCCATTGATTCATGATTACCTACGCTTGCATTGAATTATCTTATCTTTGATAAATAAACGTCTGATTCTCCGGTAAAGGTTTAACAATCCTCTCTTAGAGTAAACAATGGGATGCTTGAGACGGAATAGAGTGCGACTCCATCGAGTACTACCCAAGAGATACCATTCGTCTAGAATCATGGTTCTTTGTGCAAATTTCACACTTACAGTGGCATCTTGGACAACATAAGCCTCGCTATCGGTAGGACGATACACAAAAGTTTTATCATTCGTAGGAACTTTATTTGTCATCTGCTTCTTTTTCTTCTAAATATTTGATAAATGGTCCAACTTCACTTCGAATCCAGTCAATGAAATCATCAGAATCACGAGACCAACATTGCCATAGAGTTATAGCTGAGTTATAATGTTTCATAACATTATCTAGATCCTTTTTAGTTAAAGATCCTTGCTTGTAGCATTTCATGAGCCAATTCCACATTTCCATACCTATCCTACTAAGTATTCAATTATTTTTTTTCATCTTTACTCAATAATTTTACAATCAGAGCTATGATATTTTCTTGTCTATTTTGAGACTCTGTAATTTCTTTTACTAGGAACTCTATACTTTTGATTGTTTCAAATATGGAATCTTCATCTTCCCCTCCCTCAAAAAGACTTGTGAGATGCTTAATTCTATTTGAAAGCATGAATAATTCATTTTGTGGTGTTGTCATTAATTTTCCTTTTTGTAGCAGTTTTTACACTTCTTTTGCATACAAACGTCTACAATCTTACTATCGATATCAAAAATAGGCATCATAATCACTCTCAAAATGACTCTCTTTGGATTACCGCAGTAATCACAATGATTTTTATTATTGAAAAATTTAATCCAAGTTTTCTTTTGTTCAGACACCGTAGTACCTATTTACTGCTTTGAGATCATTCTCTGCACTGCTATTGTCCTTTCGCTCTATTCCCTTCAACCCTACTGCCAAATACCTGAACGCATCTGCGGCATGGCTATGTTCATCATGTAGTGGTGAGTTCTTATAGCATCCGAGCCGGTCATCCCAAACCTTTTTATAAGCTTCAAGGTGTTTAAAGCCCGTCGACGTTTTTTCTTCATCGAATATACAGCGAGATAACATTGATCGGACAGTCTGGATGCCCTCCAGCTTGTCACATTCTTTGATGTCCAGTACAACGAACTTTCCCTCGAGGAGTGGCGTAACATAGTCAAGATATTGCGTCTTAGAACCAATGTCTCTTTTTCTCGCATCATGAGGGAAAATGTGACGTCCGAACCGATATTTCTGCTTATTGAGCCAATCAACATAGTGAGCTGCTCCTTCATCCCAGTTTTCATAGTAATTTATAATTGACACCTGTCCCCCTCTACCCACCTGGAAGCAAAATATAGCAGTAAAATCATCAAGGCCAATATCCCAGGAAGTGTGAACAGGTAGTGCATCGTCATACGGTACACGACATACAGAACCAGAAGCACGCAATTTAGCAAGTTGCGTGCCGTAATATAAACCTTCGTTCGCACTTTCAAATGCCTCCTTTGGAGTTGAGGGATACTCCTGTTTCATTGAATCGCCGAGCATTCTTTGTTTCATCTCGTACCAGCGTCGCTGTTCTTCATCAATCTTGCGTTGTCTTTCAATCTCTATGCGATCGAGATACTCGTTAGTTTCTTTACTCACAGTGATCTCTTTGGAGGATTCTCGGTATCCAGGCTCGTCAAACCAAGGAAAGAAAAAGAATCGTTGTTGCATAGGGGACAGGTTCTTCCCCGCAAGGAAAAGATCCTCTGCTTGCTTACTGAATTCATAAAAATAGCCCTCTCTTCCTTCGGCAGTGGATTCGATAGCAATGACCTGATCTGTGGATACGGTATTAAGAGAACCCGTAACAATCTCCTTTGCGACGTCAGGACTTTTAGCGCATATCTTTCCAAACTCGGAAACAAGAAGACGCTGGTATGTCCCTGATCTAAAGCCTGTAGAAACGCGATATGAGCTACCATTTTCAAAAGCAAGTTCTCCAGATCGGTCGTTTGTTGCTGAGTTAAAGGCTCTCGTCCACTGAGGCATTCGGTCGTATGCGTATTTAACTTTCTTTTTAAATATATCCTCAGCATCTTCTTTCCGATGAGCTATGATTCCGGCATTAGTATTACCATGCCAGAAGCAATCATCCAAGAAGTTTATTGAAAAATATGTTGTTACACCGAGCTGACGAGCCTTGAGAACGAGCATTTGATGCCATTCTTTCTCATAGAGTTCTTTCTGAGCCCAGTTGAGGTTAAAGAGTATTTCCTCTCCAGATTTGCTCGTGATATAATAGAGGTGGGTTAATCGCCAGAGTTTGTTATTGAGTTCTTCTTGAGTGGGGATGTACTCAATCATTACGCCTGATTTTGATTTCTTTTTGCAAAAAGTAATGCATTTTCAAGGCAAATGGTGTGAAGACATCCGACCATGAAGGAAGCTTCCATCAAATCCGGTTGTGTTCCATTGGTAAGAAGGCGAGCTATTTTCTGTAATTTCTCTCTCATGAAATTAAACTCTTCTGAAGGAGTCTTATTAAACATGTATTCCTACTTGTGTATGTGTTTCAATGTCTCAGCTAGACGCGCTCTTTTGCGAGTCTTTGGATTCTTGCTATGTTCAGCCTTTTTAAGCTTAGAAGCAGGAATCTTTTTCCCCTTAGCAACTCCTAGAGATTCATGAAGAGAGCCTTTTTTCATGTGCATTTTCTGTATCCACTTCTTAGCCATTATTTCCCCTTAGCGAGCTGTCGCTTGACTACATCCTTTGCTACATGCGGCAATTGCTTCTTCGGATATCCTGCTATTGCAGTAGCCTTTTTTCCGCTCTCAATGTAGATGGTAGGCTTTCTACCTTCTTTTTTGGCCTTCATTTGAGCTTCCTTTTGTTTCTATTGACTTCCTCGAGGACTTTCTGTCTTTCCTCTTCAATGGCTCTGGCTTCCCCTTTAAGGGAGGCAGCTTTGCGAAGCTCTTTATCATTTTCATCTTTGTCCTCTTCTTCTCTTAACTCTGGATCATAGATTCTAAGATATCTATGCGCAATTGATTGATTGATTGTGCCGTCTATCCATTTTTCTCCTAAAAACACCTGAGCAGATTCATAATAAGGCCGAAACTCTTCTGTATCAACCATGCGTTTCCACTGCTTTCTGATAAAGAAATGTTTCTTGGCATACCATTCGCACCAGCGACAACGAAGCTCACCTTTTTTCTTTTCAGACGCCCAGGCTAATAGATCTTCTCCGAGTGCGATCAGCTCTTCTTTTTCGGGAATTGAGGTTCTAGGACGACCGCCTGGCATCATTGAATCTCCAAATGTATCTTCACTTGAACTGATTCCGGCTCTCCTTGAAAGTTTTTTTTAGCTTGCTCTATGCAGGAAATTATCACCGGATCATCATCTGATACGGCGTAGCTCTTATAGATCAAGAAATTTTGTCTATAAGTTCTTTCGGAATCTTTTAATATCACAGTTAATTCATTCATGAGCTCAAACTAGATAATAAAAAAGATTTTAGTCAAGCTTTGCTAATACGCTTGCTTCATCGATGACTAAATATTTTTCATTTTCACATTCAATTTCAACGCCATAATGCTTTTCTAGATAAATGATATTTCCAACTTTTACTTTGGTAACTTCATCTCCTATCGCAAGAACGTGAAATTGAGTAGGTTTTTGATTATTAAGAATGAGAGATCCGTGCTTTACTTCCACGGGCTTGATAAGAATTCGTTTGGCTACTGGCGTTAACATACTAGACTCCTGTTTTTTCGAATCGTTTTTATGAATATTTACATTACACTTGCAAATAAACACAAGTTAAAGTATTATGTTCTCCCATCAGGGAGAAAATTTTTATGGCATACCAACTGAAATTTTTCGAAGAAGAGAAAACAGAATTGGAATACATCCGAGAGGATATGAAATGCGTTAAAGAGAGCAGTGAGAAAGTACGAAGAGGGGTATTTGCCCGTCACAATAAGCTAGCTCGTCAGTACGTAGAATTAAGCGAAAGATTGCAAATCATTGAGAGAAATATATGCCAAGACTCTACCAAATTACTTCAATTCTAATGCCGTATTCTGCACTTTTTACTTGATGGCATGAGATTGATATCCTTTCGTCTCCATCGGCTCTTCCTGGCCTGTACTCCCCGGTGATTATTGCGCATACGGCATCAACAATATATTTGAAGCTCATGGGCAAATTGTCAAATGGGTCGAGCTTTTCGGGGGCAAAACGCGTCAACAGGATAGAGCACGGCAACTGAATGGTTCCCTTCAGAGGATTCAAGGCCAGAGAAACGATCCTCTGCTGCTGTTTATGCCTCCCGTGCTTCACCTGCCAGGGCTCGAAGCAGTTAGCCTCACTGACCGTCTTGATCGGCAGGTCTAAGAGTATCTTTCCCTCGAAGACCTCCGATTTCATCGTTATTAGGCTAAAATTTCGTCTCTTTCTATTACCCGCTACCCTTGTACTGCCCTGTCGATTTGAGCGAGTTTTTGATCCCTTTCTGATTGAATTTGAGGCATTCTGGTTACCCGATTGATCCTCAAAACGGAACCTCGTCATCGCTTTTACTATTTTGCGCAACGTAACCTCCCGTAGCTCTATTTTCCCACCCTCGAGATTCCAGGAAATGTTTGATATCTTCTTGCAAGAAATTGCTGTCTTGGGAATATGACTTCAAATATTTCTTTTCACCGTTCTGCTTGACGGATGCGTTTATCACATCCCAGAACATACCGCCATTCTGCATTTTTTTCCTCAAATACGTCACTCTATGCTTTTTCTCTATGCACAAAATAACCGCTTCTTTCGTGTATTCATCCTCTGGAAAACTTTCATGGCTAACAAAATCAAATCCGTTCATGCAATCCTCATGCTGTTTTTGCTTATATTTTCTTCACACTTTTTCTCAAATTCCCCATCAGAAAATGGGATAAAAATACTTTCTTGGTATGGACTTTGGCTCTCAAAAAGTATTCCCGTTTGATCTTTCTTTTTGTTTCGGTACATGGAGCATTTCCATCCATTGGCCTTCTTAAAATCACAAAATGTCATACATAATTTTTTAGCGAAAGCAAAATTATCTTCAAGTCGAGCTTTTGTATCCTCGGGAATCTTCCACTGCGATAGAGCATTTGGCCAATCGAGAATTTCCTTTTTTCTCTTGGGGCTTTTCTGAATGAAAACAATTGCTTGTATGACTTTCTGCTCATCTCCTTTGATCCGAATGCACGCCTCAAGTTCTTCCTGGCTCAAGAAGACTCCTGGAATTATCTCTCGTTTCCCTTTCGAAAGAAAATCATCCGTCAACGCATCATCCCGACCCGAAGGGATTGAGGGATGATCTTCTTTTTCTTGATCATTCTTAATCCTTCTTAATCCTTCTTGTTTATCGCCCTTGATTCGCCCTTGATTCGCCCTTGATTCGCCCTTTCGTTCGCCCTTTGAGTGGTTATCGCTTTCTGAATTTATATCCCAAACTTCTGAATTACAAAGCTCTACGAGAGTTCCTTCTGTGGTTGGTTCGTTCGCCCTTTCGTTCGCCCCATTTGTGGTTTCAAATAATTTCTTCGTTTGTTTTGCCTTTTTTCTTGTGCGACTCGTAACAACGATTTTTATGAGTCCTTGTTCCACCAAAACTTTCTTGGCATACCTGTACTCTTTGTCGGTCATTCCATAGTTTTTGTGGCCTCCTAAATGGCATTGACCGATTGTGAGGCCGTCAAGATTTCCGTTTTTTCTCCTTGCTTGGTTGGCAATAATCATCAAAAGGATAAATGCGTTCTTGTATTTAATGGCAAATTGTATTGCCGCTTCGGATGGAATAAATTTTAGAAATCTTTCAGACATGATACTCCAGAAAAGCATTGCATACTTTAGCATGGAGTAATATAATGAGAGCATTCATAGGCTTCTCATAAGCGCGTCTCCATGACACGCGGTAAACGCCCCGATTGGTCGTCGGGGCGTTTTCATTTTGCACAATACCACATTCCTTTTTGCTAATGCAATAAAGTTGTATGCTATTCATTTAGAGCTGGCCCTGTAATGTCTACCTGAAAAGTCTCATCGCATTCAACGAAGTCGATCAAATTCAGAAACATGAGAGGAGCCAGTAAATTTCTGTACATGGTAGGGGATATCAAATATTCCTTACGGACATTTTTTTTATGCGTAACAACATGCATTTTCTTTCCTTTCTTCTTCCATATTTGCATATAAAGAAAAGCAGATTTTGGGCAGTTTTTTAATACTCTTAAGAAATATTTTAAAGGAGGAAATTCATTATAATCATTCATGCGTCTTTCTCCTCTAATTTTCTCTTCCAAAATATGACTTTGTCTTGGGGTTTTAGGCGTAATCCACACCATATCGACCCATTTATCCATCCGGGAATGGTTTTTTCTCTTTCAAGTCTCATGTAAACTAAATCGAAGTCATCGGGAAGATATTTTTTGCTTTCTGCCCATCCCTCGATATCGTATTCAAAATCTTGATAAGAATAAAAAATACGTGTTTTTTTTGACTTTCCAGTTTCTTCGTTTTTAGTGATTTTAAAGAATTTAAAATCACTTACTTTAATCGCTGGAAAATAGGGGGGAAGAGGGGATTGTTTTTTTTCCAAAGATATTATCCTCAATAAAATTTGTTGTTTTTTTTATCGAGGAAAACTTATGATCATCCGGTGAAATGACGGCCTTCCTCGATATGTTGGTTAGTTGATTGATTTTTCTAGAGTCGGTCTACACATAACATCTCCTGTTAGGTTGTCGTTTTGATGATATTCTAGTCTTTCTTTGGTGCAGCTAATTGGCGTTGGCTGCACCCTTTTTCATAATATTTACCAAATTTATTTGCAAATACATTTCTTTATTCATTACTTTTGTGATTGAGAACTTTTTTTCTCTGAGAGGGTTATGTATCCAAAAAACCCACGCCAAAATCTCATTAGAATCAAACTCTGTACAGGTATTTCTCTAATCGTCGATTTTCTTACTTCCTATTTCGGATGTAGCTTTACAGATTTACTCATTACTTCCTTGGGTTTCGTCTATCCAGTCATAGACGGTAATGGCCCCTTTTGTGTATTTCTCTATCTCATAAGCCAATGTCAAGCTTGGCATCTTTCCCTGTCTAAGTATATCGTGCAAGGTAGACGTACTGATGCCGAGTTTCTCTGCTACGCCACGTTGTTTTTTGTCATTACTGTGCACCCATTTTGCAAATTTGTTCACGTTATCCTCTTTTTTTATTTCTATTTATGGACAAAAATCCGGTATTACGATACATTGGGGAGTATATCAAGCAAAGGGGTAAAAAACAACTCGTTTGTGAAATGATAAGAAAAATTGTTGACTTAAGTTGAACTATATGAAACAATGTGATCTTGTATAACACAAATCCAAAAGGAGACTAGAATCTTATGGAAAATAACACCATCCAAGAAGCGATCGCCAATATCGCTTCTACATCAGCAGCAATAGAAAAGTACTGCAATGACCCTAAAAGCCGTTGCAGTCCTTATGCCGCAAACTTACTAGAACGCATGTCCTGGGAACTTCACAAGCAAGCTGAAGAACTCCAGGAAATAAACTACCTCTATGTGTCGTGACTATACTATGCAAGAAGAAATAGATGTAGATGACTATCGAGGTGACGACGAGGAAGAAGAAGAAGAACAACAACAAGCCTGTTGTTCAGCATGTATGGACTGCCTAGGTCTTTCATGGAGAGACTTCATGTAGTCAGAGAATATAAATTTTAAACGCCAAATCATCAAAACAAAAACTTAAAGTTAGGAAATTATATGACACAATCAGAAGGAATCAACGAGCTAGCAACAGCTTTATCAAAAGCTCAAGGCGAAATGCAAGCTGCCATTAAAGATAAAGTAAACCCATTTTTTAAGAGTTCTTATGCGGACTTGGGAAGTGTTTGGGATGCAGCTAGACCTGTTCTTAGTAAATACGGCCTGTGCGTCATGCAGACGACTGAAATGAATACAGATGGAAGCCGAATCGTTATGGTGACGACTCTGGCTCATACATCTGGCCAGTGGATGAAATCTTTTCTTCCTCTGAATCCGAGTAAAAATGATAGTCAGGGCATTGGAGCTGCCATTACTTACCTACGCAGGTATTCACTGTCTGCGATTGTAGGCGTTGTCTGCGACGATGATGATGACGGGGAAACGGCTGTAGGAAGGGGCAAGAGTTCGCCTCCTCCTTCCTCTCAAAATAAACGCGATGCAGAGCCCGAATTTCCTGTCGAGCGTTTAGGAAAGGTTGAAGTCACTAGTTTGACAAATCTGTTCCAAAGCTTAGATGAAGAGAGCGGAAAATCCTTCATGGACTGGATTAGGAAGAGTTTCAATGCCTCGTCCTTACAAGACATCCCTAAATCCAGTTTTGAAAAGTGCATGGCTTCCCTCCATGCTAAAATTAAATACTTGAACGACAAAAACAAAGAACAACAAAAAATAGCGGTAGCATAATGAACAGAGACGACTTATTAGCAGTACTTTGCAAGTTGAATAATACATATAGTAGAGATTTTGAAACAATAAAATCTGAAATCGTTTTTGAACTGGAAGGGAGAAAATATGAAATAGAATACAAAAAAATCAAAGGAAATCTCATCAATTTTCAAGCCACTTACATAGAAGCATTAGACAATGAAAATAATTAATCTAGAACAAGGTTCACCCTCATGGCTGTCTTGGAGAAAGACGGTCATAACAGCAACAGACTGTTCAGCGATCAGGGGGAATTCCCCCTGGTCTACTCCATATAAATGCTGGCAAAAAAAGCTCGGCCTTATAGAAGATCAGAAGAGCAATGATGCCATGGAAAGGGGGAAAAGGCTTGAGCCTATCCTTCGAGAAAAGTTCATCGAGAGTTGGAATATCAATATGACTCCCCACGTCGTAGAGAGCTCAGAATACAGTTTCTTAGGAGCCTCTTTAGATGGTCTCTCAGACTGTGGAAAATATATCTTGGAAATCAAGACAGGAGGAGAAAAACTCCATGACATGGCTAAACGAGAAGAAATTCCCCTCTATTATATGGATCAGATACAACAACAGCTTTTGGTCACCGGTGCAGAGAAATGCTTATATGTCGTTGGCGATGAAGAGGACTTCATGGTCATAACAGTATATCCAGATCCTGAATTCGCCAAGGAATACATTCCCGTCGCCCGAGAATTTTGGAAATGCGTGGCATTCAATGAACCTCCTGCTTTGCAAGATTCAGATTATAAGGATATGTCTGAAGAGCCCTCGTGGAGATTGATTGCTGAAAAATACCTAAAGATCGATCAACAGATTAAAGAACTAGAAGAGATCAAAGAGATTCATAGAAAAGAACTTTTAGCATTGTGTAATGATCAAAACTGCCTAGGAGGAGGAATAAAAATCATGAAAATACCTGTCAAAGGACGTGTTGTTTATGATGATATTCCTGAACTCAAGGGTGTTATCCTAGATCAATACCGAAAAAGTTCTACTATAACTTGGAAAATAACGGTTGATAAGAAAAAATAATTATACAGTAAGATGACAAGAAAGGAGTTTTTTATGAAATGCGCTCTCATATCATTATTAGCCATCTTGTCATCTTGCACTTATTCTGTCACGATAGTGCATACTCAAGGAACAGCTTCGGATGTTGTTGATGAACAGCAAACACCTTCTACAACAGTGAGCCCAACGTTATCGGTTCCAGCTAGTGTTTTATAAAACGATTCTGAAAGGCTTATTCACAGATTTATATCTCTCATTCATAATACTACAATTTACCAGTATAATGCCGTTAGCATGTACACAATTTCCGTAGGCTTCATGAATATGGCTGAATACATGCAATTTTGGCTTAATGTCTAATATACAAAACCATAGACAGATACTCCCTACCGATTCTCCTGAAGTAGTGTAATCAAAGTTTCCAAATGAAGGAGAATGAGTTATAAGAATGTCGGTTCCATCTGGAATCAAGATCCATTTTTCTAACAATTCTTTTTCAGTATCTAAAGTAAAAGCTTTGCAATTTGGATTCATTTCTGGAAAAGTTCTCGTCCAAGGAGATCCCCAAATCTTGCATCCTTCGAACTCTGTTCCTGAATCACAAAGATAATCGATATTTGTTTTTGAATAAAAGTTTGGATTGTTTTGCAGAAAGTTATCATGATTTCCTGCAACGACGACTTTTTTTTTGTAATCTTGAGTATTCAGCCATTCTAGAAAATCGGAATACTCCGTTAGAGTATCTTTAGCAGTTAAATCACCAGTTATAATGAGAAGATCTCCACCCGACAGTTTGGGCAGAGATCCATGGGTGCACCCTATACAGTCAACAATCATAAAAAAAATCCCTAAAATAAATCAATATTTCAGGGATTCTATCTTGCATAAGAATATTTAGCAGCCTTTTTTCTTCATGGCCTTTTTCATACCTTCTTTCTCATGCTTCTTGTCATTTTTTTTATCCATTTTCATGAGCTTATCCATGCCCTTGTCGATAGATTTTTTTTCTTTTTTGATTTGCTTGTCCATGATTATTTTTTTCCTTTTCTAGGGACTTTAGATCCGGCTTTACGAGCTACATTTAGTGCAATTGCAACTGCCTGCTTTTGAGGTTTTCCGGCTTCCTTTTCCGTCTCTATATTTTTTCCTATCGCCTTTCTTGAAGCACTTTTAACTAGAGGCATTTGGAACCTCCAAAGATTCTATAGTCTTTTGCTCAACGGGCACATCTTTGTGACTTTGAAGCAGTGCACAAATGACATCGATAGCAGCATTTTTTGCATCTGAATCTTTCGTATATTGGACGTGAACGATATTGACCAAATTCGCCAGCTGTTGTAGTATGCCGGCTGTATGCGTGTAACCTAGGCCTTCTTTAAAATATTCTTTTAGATTGTCTAACATATGATGTCCTTGTTTCGAAATATTGTTACTTTCAAAAATTTATGCATATCTCTCTTTCATGGCATTTCTCATTATATTTTCAAAGAAAAATTTCTAAATCTATACATAAAAATTAAAGGAAACCTATGAAATCAAATTCTTTGTACAAAATTATTTTTTACATCCCCATCATAAGCTATGCTATTTTTATGCCAGCTGAGTCCTTCGTGGATCATCTTTTTGATTTCCACTTGGATCCTGAATCAATTAAGCCTCCAGAAAAAGGTGTTCATGAAAATGACTGGTTGATAGAAGCCGAACATGACTACGTCGATAACTGGAAATCCGATAGAGACCGTTCTTCTTCTGCTGGAGACAATGGCGGAAGAGATTTTTCACCAGACAGGGATAAATAATATGATAAATTCATCAGTTATTATGTGTTTTACTATTTGTGTAACATTGATAATTTTATCTTTAATTTATTTTTATTTTGATGGTTATTAATAAAATGAAACACCCAGCTTTTTTTGGATTCATGTTTTTTGTTATCGTTATCGCAGTCCTAGGTCTTGTCGTTCACATGATAGGACCTAAAGAAGAGGCTGAATGCAAACCTTCTTGGCCGAACGTTGTTGAATATAAACATGGAATAAAATATGGAGAAAAACCATGATCGCAGAACCAATGTTAATTCCAAATACGTATGAACATTATTTGAACAACCTTCCCTATATTAGACAGGTAGGAATGCTTTCAGTTCAAGAACATGTTAATTTTTCTTTTGATGTATCTAGATTCAAAGGTGAAGTCGTCTACGCAATTCCATGTAGAGATGGAACTGTTTACATAATGATTTTGCCAGATTGATTATATATATTCTGTAACAATAATCACACCTGAGGATCCATTACCCCCCGTTCCTGGACCAGCTAGAGCATTAGCTCCAGCTCCTGAACCTCCTCCTCCATAATTACTAGCTGCATTTCCATTAACTACTTGCGCTGTTCCATTGGAAGCATTAGATGCTGCTCCTCCTCCAAAATAGGAATTACCACCTTTACCTCCTGTTACGCCCGCATTATTCGATGCTGATCCTGATCCAGAACCTCCTGTGCTAACAAAAGATCCTCCACTACCGGATCCTCCAGCTACTCCTCCTACCATTGCCGAAGCTGCCGTAACTTGAGTTGTAATTCCTCCTGTCCCTCCATTAGCCGTCATGAGAGCACCTAATGTCGTATTTCCCCCATTATTTCCTGCAGCTCCTGAAACTCCGGTACCGCCTGCTCCTATGGTAACTGTTTGGGAAGTACCAATTTGTGCTGCTGTGAAGAGTCCTCTAACATATCCTCCAGCTCCTCCTCCCGCTCCCGTAGAAATCATACCGGTAGTATTAGTAGCGGCTCCTCCTCCGGCTCCTCCTCCACCTACCGCTTCGGCTATACAGTATTTCATTCCTGCTGTGGGAGTATAGGTTCCATTTGAAGTAAATGTTTGAACTACAATCTTTTGAAAATCGGATGCTGGAAGGATAGTTTGGGTAGTAGGATTTATTGCAGTTGAAGTTCCAGAGTAAGAAATATTCTGATATTTGAAAGTTCCAGATCCAGTTACGACATTAGTATTAGAGCTTGATAAAACTAATTCTGAAGCTGTTAGCGTTGTTCCTGAACCTACCGATATTGCTGAAGCTGTTCCAGATATCATTTTAGTGTGAGAGATTATGGAAGATCCTGTTCCAGCTGTTGTCAAGGCAATAGAATTTGTTGTAGAACAATCTATTTTGCTATGATGCATGCTCATTGTTCCAGAACCAGACGTAGCTATAGGTGAGGAAAAATTAGTATAATCAAAAATTTGACTACCTGAAGTGGAAGAAGCGGTCGTAGATCCTCCAGAATTGGTGAAATAGCAATCATTTGTAGTAATAGCACCTGCACCTGTCCAAAAACTAACCCCAGTAGTCTGTAAATCCCCATTTGTAGCAGCTTGCATTTGAACAGTAGAACTTGCTCCTACGCTTATTCCTGTCGCATTGGTACATATTATTTCACATCCTAATAAAACAACTAAGGAGGAAGATCCTGTCAATGCAATTACATTATCACCATTCGTCTGGAGTATTATATTTGAAAATGTAGCAGCAACACTTGCTCCATTGTCTATTATCTTTCCTATAATTTTAGGACTTCCATTATATGCAAAAAATTTGTTTCCATTTTTTATAGTTAGATTTTCAGTATAAGTTCCTGTTGATCCATAGCAAATAAAAATGGCTTCGCCAGCAGGTAAAGCAGCAATAGCTGCTCCAATGGTTGTAAAATCTCCATGTCCAGAAGAATCTACAATTCTTCCTTTGATTGTAGCATAATCTCTATAACCCATTAGTATACCTCATATGTTGGAGTAGAATTTGCCAGAAGATTTATAGCTTGATAGTTAGAATTCATGATGTAAGAAGTAAGACCATCGAATGTCACAGTACCACCAGGAGTAGTTAGGGTGATATTACTAGTGGCTGAACTTCCAGTTCTATCCTTGATAATCCAAGTTCTAAGGGCTGTAGGTGCATTGGGGAAGTTTAGGGTGACTACACCACCTGAAGCATCTACAGAGATGTATTTATCTGCTGCTAATACCGTATATGGAGACATAGCATGAGTGACATTGGTGTAGTTCATTGTTGTAGCAATGGCAGTGACAAAACCATTAGCATCTACACTAAAATCTGCCGAATTGAAAGCTGCCAATCCAATTTTAGTTGCATCCGTAGAAGCTATTGCTTGGCTTATCTGAACATTTGTAGTTAATGTGCTTCCAGATCCAGATGTTGAGACAGGTGTGCTTCCAGCGACTACTGTTCCTCCGAATATGTTCCAGTTTCCTGCCGTTGGACTGAGTGCACCTCCAGACTGTCCTGTAATTGTTTCTGCAACTGCAGAGCCGTTCAAAGTGACAAATCCATTCGCATCTACAGAAAATTGAGAACTACTAAAAGCTGCCACCCCTACATTCGTCGCGTTTGTCGAAGCTATAGCCTGAGCCTTTTGAACTTGCACAGTGAGCGTGCTTCCCGATCCTGCTGTCTGAACCGGTGTAGTTCCTGCAGCTGTTGATGTACCTAGGATATTCCAATTTCCTGATGTCGGAGACAGGGCGCCTCCAGTATTTCCTGTAATTGTTTCACCTATTCCTGATCCATTGATCGACACGAAACCATTTGCATCTACAGTAAAGAAGGAACTGTTAAAAGCAGCCAATCCGACGTTAGTGGCATTCGTAGAGGCTATTGCTTGGGATTTCTGAACCTGTACAGTTAGAGTACTTCCACTACCAGCAGTCTGCACAGGAATTGTCCCGGCTACCGTAGATGTTCCTAAAATATTCCAATTACCTGCCGTCGGTGATAAGGCTCCTCCTGTGTTTCCTGTAATGGTTTCTCCAATTGCTGACCCATTCAATGAAACAAAACCATTTCCATCAACGGTGAAGTACGCAGAATTGAAGTGAGAAACACCGTTATCTCCTACCGTTGAACTTGCAACAGCTTGAGATCTTTGAATCTGAATCGTGTAGGTATTAGCAGCTAATGAGTTCGTTCTAATGACATTGACAGTAGTTCCTGCAGCAACTTGTCCTCCTGTAACTGTAACAATTCCTGAACCATTGGGCTCTACAGGATTTGTACCAGGTGCTGTGGATGCATCCACTTCGAAAGCTTCGGCTCCCACGCTTCCTGAAAAGGAAACATATCCATTGGCATCTACTGTAAAATCAGCAGAATTAAACGATGCAAAACCGGCATTATTTGCCACGGAAGTAGCGGATGCTGAAGCATACTGAGCCTGTATCGTGACTGTATTTCCAGATCCAACTGTTTGAAGAGGTATACTATGGGCTGCGACCGTAGTTCCAAGAATTTCAAGGGTGTTAGCTATCGGAATAGCTGTCCCCATGTTGGTGACAAAGGCTGTTGGTATTTGAGGATGAGACCCTTCAATGTCAACTATTCCGGCTTGTGACATATTTCACCTCTTTTATTGATTCTTTCTATTAACGTGTAGATATTTTCAATTTTCTTCTCGATAATGAAAATTGTCTTTTCGTAGATGCGAATTTCTTTTAAAACACCTTCTTTATCTAATCGAGAGATGTAAAAATTGCTGTTTACCTTATCCGTCAATTGGGATAACTTTATTTCCATTTCGGATCTTAAATCTAGTAGGTCGTCTTTGAGAGATTTGAATAAAAGTTTCAATTCCCCCTGCATATTCTGAAGAGAATTCAAATGGATATTTGTGGAATCTTTTATTTTGGATTCCAATTCCTTTTTAAATTTCTCAATGTCAACAAGTGTTGAATAGACTGTTTGGAAAACAAGAATTTGATTATGCAGGTCTTCAATAGTCTTTTTTTGCTCAGCGATAACGGTTTCATTAGTCATGAGTCTTTCTCTCAATATGCCAATGTTGCAAACCGTGTAAGTCTTGAAATCCTTCAATTCCTTTTCACTAACATCAAACAAAGATTGAAATTTTTCCATGGCAAGACTGAGAGACAATCTCAAATCTTGCATCTCTTTTTGATGACAAGAGAGAAGATGCTGGTGCTCGCTCTCTTGCTTTTTAACAAGAGCTTCAAATCTTTTATCAGACCTTAAAGTCTGAATATTAGGAGGGTTGCGCGTAGACGACTTCAATGTACACCGCTCCTGATCCTGGAGCCGCCGTGTATCTTACGTACCACTGCGTTCCAATTGCGAAAACGAAATCATCCATGTTCACAGGACGGTGGTTCATGGTTATGTCGAACAATTTGAAACTGCCAGCTGGCACAATCAATTGATCGGTAGACCCGTCCATGCTGAAGATCACGTCCTCATTGGTCGTGTTGGTAAAGCAAATAATTCTTGCTTGATAGGCGAAAGGAGGTCCAACGGGTTCAAATGTTGCACCAATGCTTCCAAAGGCTAGGGTTCTTAAAGTATCTACTTTTGCTTGATTCGTAAACATCGTTAGCCTCTTAGTTGATGATCAACCAGTTAAATGTAGATGTCTCGTTTCCGGTTGACGTCAATGTGAATCCAGACGTGCTTTGAGCTGTGATAGAGACTTGCCCTGGAGTGCCTCCAGTTGTTGCTCGACTGAACAATATGACGCTAGAAGCTGTACATGCAGTTGTAGAAACAGTGACTGTACCTGGAGTACCGCTCATTGCTGCAGACACACCACAAGATGCATTTGATCCTGTTGCTATCGAAAGTTTATTGCCTGCTGTTCCAAGAACTAGGTTTCCATTGGTTGCTGTAATATTGCCTAGAGTTGCTGTTAATGTAGTTCCCGCAGAAACCGATCCTGCCGTTGCAGAAATGTTTCCTAAAGTCGCTACAATGTTCCCTGCTGAAGCTGTTACACCACCTGTAGTCGCGATCACGCCTGTTCCAGCAGTGACAGTTGTTCCAGCTGCTAGGGTTGTGGTAGTCGTCAGAGATCCTGGAGCTGTGATCGCAGCAGGTAAAGAAACTGTTGCCACGCCAGATACTGTTGTCACGGTGATCTCGTTAGTGGTTCCATTAATCGCAACAATGTCCCCTGAATTGCTCGCAAACTGAATCCAATTTCCTGCTCCGCCATACATGTAAAAAGCTGTAGGAGAATTCTGAGGCGTGTAGACAACCTGACCAATTTCATAATTGGTTTGATTGCTATTTGGCGCACTCTGAAAACCAATAGGTGGTGGTAGCACAGGAATCAACGCCTGTCCGATACCATAGACTTGAAACATTTTAGACATACAAATACTCCTGTTAAGGTTTTAAAATTGAAAATTGCTGTATAAAATTCACGCGAGTCAATATATATATTTATTGATAAATGCATTGTTGACGTATAATGCTTAATGTGAAACACTATGGTCATATATGTTACGAAAATAGGAGTGACCTATGGACTTGAATTTTTTGACCGTGGAAGAATTTGCTAAACGCATAAAGATGCATCCAGGAAGTGTCAGAAGATCGATTAAGCAAGGAAAGATATTTGCTTCTAGACCCAGTATGGGAAGGAGGGGTCCTTATAGAATTGCTGAGTCTGAGCTAGAACGACTGCATCTACAGGGCATGTGCGAAAAAAGAAAATAGGAGATTAAACTATGTTCCATGAAGATTTTAAAGATATCGATGAACTCAAAAGAGAGTATCATCTATCCGATGAAGATTTGCAGGGAGTAGAGATTCTTTATGCTATCTATAGAACGGGATGTTGGGAAGGCCAATCGCTTGTCTTGTTTAAAAAAGATGATAGGATTTTTATAGTCCATGCTTCCCATTGCTCTTGCTATGGCCTACAAGGTCAATGGGATCCTATTGAAACAAACGAAAAAACTCTAAAAATGGAAATAGAAGCCAAATCTAAATACTTTTACCAAGAATTTGAATCTTTTATTCAATTTTGCAAGGAATATTTTTCATGGAAATAATTGACGGAATCCCAGTCTGGGGAGATCCACTTCCAGAAGCAGTCCAACAAATGAAGGCGGTAATGAACTATGAAAAAGCACCAGATTATGTTGCCCTTATGGCCGATCATCACATTGGTTACAGCGTCCCTGTGGGGGGAGTTGTTGCCTATGAAAGAGCTATCAATGTCAATGGCGTTGGGTTTGACATTGCTTGCGGTAATAAAGCTGTTCTCCTGGATTGCTCTGCTGATAACGTTAAGAATAACATCTATAGAACGATGAATGAAATCCAAAGCAAGATCAGCTTTGGAGTAGGAAGGAAAAATAATGAAAAAGTGGATCACGTCTTGTTCGATAACCCTGTGTGGACAGAACTTGAAATTCTCCGAAATCTTAAAGATAAAGCAGTTTATCAACTGGGAACAGTCGGATCAGGTAATCACTACGTGGATATCTTTACGGATGAGCTTAACCGCATTTGGATTGGCGTTCATTTTGGGAGCCGCGGTCTGGGACATAGTATTGCGACTCATTTCATAAAACAAGCAGGAGGAAAAGATGGAATCCACGCACAACCGGTCATTCTTGATGAAAATTCAGACCTCGGAACCCAATATATTAAATGCATGGAACTTGCTGGTCAGTATGCTTACGCTGGCAGAGATTGGGTTTGTGAGCGAGTGGCCACTATTCTTAGAGGGAACATCCTGGAATCAATTCACAATCACCATAACTTTGCATGGAAAGAACGACATTTTGGTAAAGATCTGTGGGTGGTTAGAAAAGGGGCGACTCCCGCTTTCCCTGGCCAGAAAGGTTTTGTTGGGGGCTCTATGGGAGACATTTCCGTCATACTTGAAGGAATCGAATCTCCTGTTGCGACACAGGCTCTTAATTCGACAATCCATGGAGCAGGCCGTCTCCTCGGAAGAACTCAAGCCAAAGGAAAAACCTGTCGAAAAACAGGAAAAAAACTCACCGAAGGACTCATCAAAAAAGAAGAACATGATGCATGGATGTGCGCCGCAAATGTCGAAGTACGTGGAGGCGATTTGGACGAATCACCCTACGCCTACAAGCGTATACGAAATATTCTCAAAGCCCATGAATCAACAATAAAAATTTTACACACTCTGACTCCCATTGGGGTTTGCATGGCTGACGATAGAACTTTTGATCCTTATAAGGATTAAATTCGACATAATGAATATTATCAGACCAATGACACGAAAGAAAAAAAGAATACTACTACAAGTTCTGGGGTATACATTATGCGTCATATCCTGTCTAATTTTAGGAGGGAAAATATATATAGGATTAGTATTGGCCATGATCGCATGGAATCTTTTGGATTGGAGTCGAGAATTAAAGGAATGAATGCTTAATGGGTTTAAAATGAATAGAGTTATGGGCGATATGTTAATGGGTATTAGCACCACACTTAATTGCTGGCCGGGATAAAGGGCTATAAATATTCGTGTCCTCCCTTGGGAGTTCAAGTCTTCATCGCCCATTTTTTAAAATCAGACGTAGAGGATAACATGAATGAATGGGTTAGTGTTGACGATGAACTTCCACCGGAAGATGGATTATATAGAATAACTAACGATCCTTTAAGTGACATTGGAGGAATAGCCTCATATGATGGGTATGGATTTGAGGTAGATGGAATTTATAGAAAACCTCAGTTTTGGCAAAAATATGAATTTATAAAAAAGAAGTATGCAAATGAATTATCCAATAATTGAAAATACTCCTACTCTTTCCAAATATGGATATGCAGTTTATATTTATGATCCCCAAGACGGAGGAGATCCAATATTTAAGATAGCAAGAAACTGTCCAGGAAGTATTGTGACTTTCGAAAAAGAAGAAATTCAAAGATTTTTTCCAACAGCAGGAGTTTGCGAAAATATTTTGGGTAAAATCATAAAAAAGCGAAAGAAAATTCTAAATATTAATAGAAATAAAAAATCAGACGTATGACTAGACTTTTTGATACTCAATGTCCTTCATGCAAAAAATGGTGGATGAGCGATTTAAAGGGATCTTCCTGTTATGAAAGACATTTTTGTCCTTCATGTAGAGATATGACCAACCACCTTCTTATATATTTAGATCTTCGTTTGAAGATAGATCAGCATAACAATCAGCAGTCTTATTCTGAGTAGTAAAAAATGATTATTTTATCGATTATCTTTGTAGTCATCTGCGTATCATCTGTGATAGCAATCATATGTGCAGAAAATTCAAGGAGGAAGGGAAATAAAAAAAATTATGACTATTTCTAATCAACAAATTCCCATTGATCCTTACTTTCATCTTCAATTAGTTTTTTATCCAATTGATCCATAATTTTTGCAAAGTCCTTGGAATCTTCTGCTGTCGCTCTTCCTATAGCAGAAATATAAAGCCTTCGGATTTCGGGAGATTCCCAAGCCTTATATATCATTCGTGGAACTTGACCTATAGTATTTTCAGCAAACAACAATCCTGCTCTTGACCAAGGAGAATGAGGAAAATTTTGTTTAATCCATGTATTAACACCATTAGCCCGAGCTAATGTACCGTAAATTTCATCTCCTGCTCTCAGATATCTTAAGTATTCAGGATTAGAAGCTCCATATTCATCGATAGCATCATTTAAAGATCTAGTCACTCGTCTAGCTTGATTCCTAACTGTCCTACTTCCCTCTTGGCCAAATTGAGGAAATAAATTTCCTAAGTCTTCATTAAGACTTCTCTTTTGAGCAACGCCCTGCCTTATATCAAAACGACCATTTTGATCTAAACTTCGTACTCTATCAATTCTATCTATGACAAAATTTTCTGCATTGGAAAGGGAATTTCTAGGTCTTCCTTGAGTAATTCCATTCTCTATAGCGTTTAATTGCCTGTTCAAATTTGTAGTAGATCCACTTGCTCCCTGTGGAAGGAGTCTTTCTGCTTCTTGATAATTCCTTGCAGCTGCATTTCTGGCAAGTCTTGGATTAATCAATGAACCTAAAAAAAGAAGACCAGCTTTCGTATATTGTCCCCACTTAGATCCCTCTTCAGAAGCAACCTGATCGACAACTTCCTTTCCTAAATTCGCTCCAATAGATAGGCCAAATTTTCTAAGTAATCTAGTTCCTAACGTTCTTCCTGGGCCTCCCGTTCCTAGACCTCCTAGTGTTTCAAAAACATCATCCGTGAACTTTTCCACCTTGTTTTGAGGTTTCAAAGAGGGAAATTGTTCTTCAAATCCTTGTTTAAGCTTTTCACTGGTAAGAGTTTTTTCTCTAAATTCTTGCGCTCCCTCTGGAGATGCAACACCAATTTTCTCCAATCCTCTAGAAGCTAAATTAGCTAAATCACCTACCCCTCCAACCACACCAGTAATTCCCGATGCTAAAGCACGTCCACCTTGTCGTGCAGCCTTTTCAAATGCATTTCTTTTAGGTTCTTCTTCTTCTAATAGTTCGTAAGCCATTATTTATTCCACCGGTATCCAGTTTTCTCCATCGCTGATTAAAATCTCACCAGTTTCTTTATCTCTTATTTTTCTACCTTTAAATTGAGAAGCAGCAGGTTGTGAGCTAAATTGACCAATTTCATCAAATCTCTTCACTAATTCGTCAATAGCTTTTTCAGATCTCCTTTCGGCTAAATCTTCTGCTACATCCGCATCAATCCTTCTGGCTCCCCCAGATTTTGAAAAAATATCTTGAAGGTTTTTGTAGTAAACAGAATTGATGTCGTTCACTATCTTCATCTGCTGCGCTATCTGTCTTCGTCCTTCTTCACTATTTAATAGAGTTGGAAATCGTTTCAAAAACTGAGCCAAGTCAAAATTCGTCACTCTAGAACCAAAGGTATCCTTAGCTCCAGATGAGAATTCATTCAATGTTTTTACAAATCTCTGAGCTTCTGGAGATGATGCAAAAGGAAATCTCAAATTTCCTTCTTTATCCACGTTCAAAAGACCAAAATCTTTAGGAAGTTTTGCGCTTTTATTTAAAGATTCAAGAATTTCAAGTCTTTCCCTGTCTCTTGCGAATCCTCTCAATTTAGTCGCTGCTTCTTCTCTGATCGGCTGACCTATTTTAAATCTTTCGCTTTGTCTCTTCACTCTTTCAGAACCAGTAAGTCCCTCATCTTGTGTAGATAAAATGTTATTCAATTCTTGATCTTCTTCTGAAGAATATTCGATACCATTTATTCCTTTTCCCACATTTGTTCGTTTGGCCAAATCAACAGCCGTTTTAACGATTTCGGAAAGACCACCGGTCGTAGCATTTTCTGCTGCGTCTTGATATAATTTTGCAGTTTCTTCAGGAAATCCGGCTTTGGTCAACATGTTGTAGATACCACGACCTGTTTCCTTATTTTTCTGTAATTGCAAGACCTTCAATTGATTCTCTGGAGTCAACTTAGCTAAGTCCTTAGCTGGTACCTTTTGACCCTCTAAAACGCGTCCTAGAACGTCCTGTTGAGCTTCATTCAGTTCCTGCTGTTCAATTGCCATGCGTTGCTGAAAAATCTCTTGCCCTTTTTCACCATAGGGAGCTAACGCAGATCGCATAGCCTCTAATTTTTTGGATATCGGAGCTCCTTCAAGGGCTTTATCTTTGAGAACACTTTGTAGACTTCTATTGGCAAAAAAAGTATTCAAGCCGTTTCCAAGCCCCTTTCCTAAATTCATGCCGAGCATTTCTGCGATTTGCCCTTGAGGATTATTTGTTTCAATAACTTGGACCATGATTATGCTATTCCTCCGCCCTGAGAACGTTTGTACAGGCTGCTAATTCCACTGCTGATACCTTGACCTATGGCTGCACCGGCTGGGCCTCCTATCGCCGTTCCTGCGGCAGCTAATAGAGGTCCTAAAAATCCTCCTGATCCCTGTTGCTTCTGGTAGGCAAATGGTTGATGGTTGAGTCCCGTTTGAGCCAGTTGATTGTATTGTCCGTATTGCTGGCCAGCAGCTTGACTCTGAAGTTGAGAAAATAATTGAGCAAGTTGAGCTTGTAATCCCGATGCTGCTCCACCCACAGCTTGTCCAAAACCGCTTGAAGATAGAGCACCTCCTCCAGCAAATCTTTCAGCTATCTGAGGAAGCATTTGTTCTTGAAATTGTTGCATGTAAGGTGCTGAGAACTGACCGAAAGCTTGTTGTTGATTTGCACCGAGCAGGTTATTGTAGTATTGATTAGCAAGGTCATAGCCTCCCCCTTGTTGAGACATGCCCATAGCTTGAGACAGAATGTTGTTATGCAACTGATCCTGTTCTGGAGTACCGGTAGCTACTTTATTTAACGTATCGGGACCTCCGAGCAGAAAATTTTGAACGCTTTTGTGTTTTATCGGCATCAGCCAGTCCAGTATGTCAGCCATAATATTTCACCTAGTTTTTTAAATATTCCATAACCCAAACACACCATGTCAGAGCATTACCTGAATTGTTTTGGATAATTATCGTATTTGTCGAGTTATTGTAGCGCACGTAAATTGAGGGATCGTTTAGGAAATAAGACAATCCGGTCGTATCGACTGCTCCCCCAAAACCTTGGACCGGATAAAGATAGCCAACTATGTTTTGAGGTTGTGTCGAAGAGGATAAAACGAGGTTCGTTGTTCCCGTTGGTATATTACCCCCATTGAGCGCAACTAAGTCAGCCGTGATCCTGTAAGCATTTCTGTTTTGTTGAGGATTACCATTTTGATACCATTGCTCAAAATTGGCACTTTCCTGAAGGAGGAAAAGACCGCTTTCCTTTGTATTGACAGCATTAGCTACTCTGCGAAGATATAGCAACAGAATATTCTCGAAGTCTTTGTCTTCAGGATTAACATCCAGAGAAATAGGCAGTTGATTGGTATTGATAGGCGAATTGCTTGAGATTGTCATGGTTACACTTCCTTATACTTCTTTGTACTTTCTTATACATTTTAATTTATCAGTCTTCCGCCCTCTCTAAACCAGATATTCATG